TGGCGCATAGTTGATTGGTATTGTGCCTGGGATATACCCATCTGTTGTTGGTAGTAAACACCAAGTTTGTCTGCGGTAAGTGATTTACCATACATTGAGTCAATACGACTATCCATTGCTCCAATTGCATAAGATGCCATTTGAGCAACTTGAGAAACAATCCCAGCACCTCTACCGCCAGCAGCACCGCCACCACCAGATCCACCACCAGATCCACCACCACCAGGTCCAAAGTTATTGATCGTTAATCTACGTGCGTCAATTTGGTTAGCCTGTATCTGGTTTGCACTTGTGTTTGTTATATTTGGGTTTGCTTTAAGTGGATCAACAACACCACCAGCAGCGCTTCTCCCACCACCACCAGCACCACCAGGATTTAAGTTACCTGTGTCTACAGCAGAAATGTCTTGAAGCAACTTAAGGGTTACTTTAAGTTTTTCGTTAACACCCTTAAGACCAGACGTGTTGAGGTATTCAAAATCACTTCTAATCTTTTTAACGCCAGCAGCAAGTTTGTCAAATTGCTGAGTATCTAAACGGAAACGAGCACGAACGTCAGCAGACGCACTGCCTTTAGGGATTGATCCCCGACCTCCAGTTAAATCTTTCTCAGCCATAATTACTCCTGTTTACGCCATCTACTCATTGCTGACCAGTAAGTTCTTTGCCTTACAGTCATTGATTTAATATCCTTGAGCGAGAAGCCCTTGTAAACAGAAGCAATCGAATCGTATTCCCAATATGTTACTACTAAATTAGCCGAATAAAAGTGAGGCCCAGTTGAGCATTACGGGGAATTGCTTTTCGCAATGGGCGCAGTGGGCTTCCACCTCCTTGATTTCTGGGCCAGGTTGTGCTTCCATTAACTTGTCAATAATTGCTGATCGGTCTTTCATTCCTAATTTCTTAGCCCAAGCAAGAATATCCTTTGGCTTTTCCCCATCTGGGAATACAGCACAACGGGAAATAAGAATGGTGTTCTGTTCTGGAACCGTCTTAGCCTTTGTTGTAACAAATTGTGTATCTGCACCAGAAACTAAACGGAACCTTTGCTCAACTCCATTACGCAAAATTACAGTAATGCCATCCCTAAGATCGCCTTTACCTTCACGGACTGGGAACTCTGACATCTCAATAAACACGTCATTGGACTTACCGCAATGTGGGCAATTCATTTGGTACTCACGCACTTCGCCATAAGTTGCACGAACTGTAGCCAAGAACAGAGTGTCTCGGTCTCCGATAATTAGATTGTCAATAACCGATGGGTTATTTTTAACCTTTACGTTTCCAATACTTTCAACACTTCGTTTAAGTAGCGCTGACATGTATTGGGCGTAAAGGTAATCGTCATCTGATTCCATTGAAGCAAGTGCTTCTTCATCCTCACCAGTTAACTCGTTAACTGTGGCAAGGGTTTCCCACTCTTTTGTTTCAGGGTTTTGAACACCCCTGAACAACTCAACTGTTGTTACAGGGGCATTCTGAATACGTGGTACTGGGTCTGCAATTGCAGCGTTTACCGACATTGCGTCTGATTGGGTAGACATGTACTTACTCCTTGTTATTAATAGATAGTTTACTTAATTATTCTTGACTGTCAATTGCCGCAATTTCTGATGCTGTCCAAGCAACATAGAATCCTTCGTGGTGAACGTTCATTGATTGAACCATGATGCCGTTGTCACCAGCGTTAAGGTCGCTGAGTCCGTAAGCACCAGGCCATGCGTTGAACAACTTATAAGCCAGTTTGACGTTACCAGGTTTTACGTTGGCACTTTCATTTTGGCTACTGTCGTAGGCATAGCGTGTTGGTCCTTGATCAGTTACTGAATTAGTAAATGGGTGGTCATAAACCTTAACAATAATGTTGCATCGGTAGTTTGACCCATCTCCAGATGACCCACCTGGGAAACCAGAAACACCACCACTGATCCATGAATGCATGAACTTTTGCCAGTTCCACAGTTGGGCTTGCTCAGCAAATGCGCCACGAGCAAACGACACTGGTGGGAAGTCTGACTGCCCAACCATCTTGTGTGGGTGGGTATTCATTCCGCCTTCACGGTATGGGATAACTTCGTTTGTTACGGCAAGTCCACCCATTGATGCAAAACCCAAATCACCAATACCAGTGGTCAGGTTTTTGAGTTCATCATCAAGAGGTACAAACTTAACCGTAAACTTAAAGTTACGGAGCGGATCTGTGCGTTGTGTACGTGCCATGTTTTCTCCTAGGCGTTAGTAGTGACGGTGCTTCCACCAGTCCATTGACTGATGTTAATTACAATGTATTCAGCAGGAGACTGCAAAGCGACTCCGATAGTTACGTTTACTCTTCCATCTTCAATATCATTTTGCGTGTTGTTAGTCGAGTTACAAATGACGTAATAGGCTTCTGTTGAAGAGTTGCCCTTAAGTCCACCAGTTGCCCAAAAGGCATTAAGGAGTGAGGACAAACGAACTGTAATGTCTGACCACAAACGCTGATCGTTTGGCTCAAACATTGCAAATGCTGTCTTTTGCTTAATCACATCCTTGAGGTAGTTGATTGAACGGCGAACCGTTACATACTTGTCAGATGTGTTACGGGCAAGTGTTCGTGAACCGTTGATGATCACACCAACTCCTGGAACAAGGTTAAACAAGTTGATTTGACTGTCCTTGTAAACCGTTCCTTGCTGGGCTTCAGTAAGGGTTCCAACAAGTCCATAAACGTTGCGGATATCCAAACCGTAACCAGCAGGTGCTTTAGCAACACCACGGGTTACTTCTGAACGAATGAACGCACCGAGTACAGCACCACCAGCATAAGTGTTGCGGATTGCAGCAGCACCAGTCTTCTTAGGATCAAACATCTTAAGTGCTGGTCCGTAAACTGCTGCGTAACTTGACTTAGTGTAGGCCGATACAGCGCTCTGCAATTGATCTGCCGTTGTAGCAGTAAGTGGGGTATCAATAATCAACATTGAGTTTCCACGTGCTTGCATCACGTTAATCGCACTGTTAATGATTGTTGATGATGTTTGACCAACCAAGTTAAACAACAGTCCAGAAGTAATTGTTTCATATGAAGAAACTGCGGTTGCCCAATCAGTTGCGTCAATTGATCCTGCTCCTTCAGACCCGTTTGTAAAGGTTGTTGTTGAAACATAATCATTAGCAGCAATTCCAGTTACAGTAAGAGTTGTTCCAGCAGCAACAGTTGCTACCGTTGAGGCACTTACATAAGATGAGTAAAGATCAAGCACTGTGTCAATGTAGCGAACGTTTTCTGGGTCAACTGAAAGGTTATTCCAGCGCTCTACTTCAACGCTATTAAGTTTTACAGTAAGACTAAACAACGAGTTCTTGGTTGCCTTTGGCGTTGTTGTTGGGTTATCCAATGTTTCTGGATCAAAGGTGTAGTCAACAGTAAGGTTATTGCCCCAAGCACCAGGTGACTTTGTAACTAAAAGCACAAGGTTGGCACTGCTTCCACCCGTTGGGGTTGCAGTCAACGCACTTTGTGCAATTGTTGCGGATGAGTCAATTACACGTGTAATGTATGCAGTTTGACCGCCATTAGCAAAGTAATGATAAACAGCATAACCTAAATCATAGTCATTGCTCAGTTCACCAAACAAACTTGTGTATTGATTCCAAGACGTGACCAATGTTGGTGTGGTTGGTCCACGATCTGCAAGTCCAACAAATGCAGCACCAGTTGGTCCTGATGTTGTTTGAATGTTGGTCGCAAACGTACCTTCCTGTACGTAAACTCCTGGGCGTTCGTATGCCATTTTTACTCCTAAAGTGTAAAGGGGGTTGGAAAAAACTTACTCATTGAAGACATGCATTTGAGATGTAATTGTACTACTAATCTCTTCAACAGGTTGTGTGCCTTGCAGAAAGGCAATAGACTGGCTAGTTATTTCTGCTGACATTTTTAATGTTAACACCTTACGGAATATGCGTTTTCTATACCCAGATTCCATATCTAGAAGGTCGGCGTTAGTCCAGTCCAGCATGTCAAACCTACGGGAAGTTCCGTCTGCTTGAATGTAGATTGAGTTCCAACGGTATGGTGTTACTCTAGAAATAATCCCAGAGGTCAATTGCCTATCATGCAGGGCAGACCTCGTGTAAATAGAAACCTGGTAAAGCAGGTCAACTGGGATAAAATCGTTTGCTGATGCAAAGTGTGCTGCGGATGCAGTGTCTGAGATAGTTACCCCGTCAACCTCGCTAGGCCAATAATTAAAAAAAGCAGGGTGATTTTCAAATATATCGCTTTCAGATGTGTCTGCGTAAATGACAGTATCCGAGTATTGGCGGTCGGTAGCATGCAGAATATCAATAAGTTCAATAGTGATAAACGGGTACTCTCGTTCTGTTTCTCCATCTGGGTAACGGAAAAACACCTTTACAGGTCGTTGGGCATTACGATCATCCGTAACGTACAAACCACTAAAACGAAGTTTGACTGCTTCGTCTTCGGCTAGTAGAAACCCAGTTTTCATTTGTGGGTTCTCATTCCTGTAGCCATATCTAGTTGGCGATTAATGTTTGACGTAAGCCTTTTAGACCCAACAATGCATTGGTGGCGGAGGATGGAACGACCAGGAGGCCCATATTCTAAATCCTTTGCTTTTTGCCCTGACTTACCAATTACCTTATATGTAAATGATTCTTCGTTCTTGTCATACCCCAAACGGAAATCATCTACAAGTTCAGAGTACGATGAGTCTGCTGAAACCAGACCCTTCTTTGCTTCCTCGGTTTCTGCAACCAAGGCTTGGTTAACAGCGTCTTCAAGATAGTCTTGCAAGTTAAGTACTAAATCACCAAAGAAAAGCACTGGGGCAGGAAACCCCTCAACAATTGGGCGTAAAGACGTAGAACTAATAGGAGTCTTGGTTTTAGGTTTGCCAGCCATAGGCACTCCTTAGTTCTAGGCGATGTGTGCATGCCGCACGGCATGCTCTATTAGTTTACCAGGAATGTTGGAAGCACTGAAGGCCAAGGTAAATCGCTAATACTCATTTGAGCAGGACCTGGATCAAACGGCATTTCTTGATCAACATATACTTCAATACCTTCAACAACGATTAGAACATCGTCTTTTGCCCGACCTCGCACTCGGTACATAGATACAGAAAAGTATCGACCATCGTAAAAGAACATGTCATTTAAATGCTTTTGATATTCGTAAGGGTCGTTTACCCCGGCATCACGAACATCTTCAATTGAGAGAACAGCGTTTACAACCTGTACTGGCTGACGACCTTCTGGGATTGCTCTCTTAGTATCTTCAGTTTCTGTAACCATGAGGACAGGTAAAAGCACTCCAGTTTTGTAGGTTTTTCCACCAGATCCAGAAACACCTTCATCGTAAACATCATCGTAAGTGCTTCCAGCCTCTAATGGATTGAATTCAAACCACACAATACGTTCACCTACATGGCGGTGATACTGGCGGTAATGCTTTCGTATTTGCCCAAGTTCTCTACGGGGATCCATAAGTTACCAGTTAATTGGTTGTACGGTGGAGTACCCAGACTGTGGGTTGATTTGCATGTAAACCTCTTCACGAAGAGGTTCATCGTTGTCTTCAATTTTAATATCCCCTGGATTGATTTCAGGGAACTGTCTCTCAATTGGGCCGTAATCTCCAACTTCACGTGCTTTATAAATAGGAACTAGCAGACCTGTAGTT